AATATATAGATATGTGTAAGTCTTTTAATGCAAATACATTATCATTTAACCATGTATTTGCATAACCATTTATACCTCCTAATACCATTCCGTTAGATGAATGCGTTACGTCTCCACTAAATGATAATCTATAAGCAGTATTTTCGTCTCTTGCATCTAAAAGATTTAACTTATGAGCATTAGCTGTACCACCAACAAATGGATATACAGCTTTCATTTTAGTCAATAAGCCGTACGTTTTTAAGTCAGCAACTAATTGTATAATAGCATTTTGATGTGTTGTATTAGTAATAGAACCTGCAGTTATAAATAATTGAGCATAATCTATAACCGAAGTCTTATTCATTGAACTTATTAAACTATAATAATTCATTATACTTGCTGATTTAATCCTACAATATCAAATTTTGCATCCGTAGAATTGTAAATAATTCCAAGATAAAGTGTTTTACTCAACACAGTAGTAGTAGGTAAAGTAATACCTATTGCTCTATAATCAGCACCAAAAGCAATTGTTCTTGCAGTACCATTATCCTTAATTCTAATCATTAATGCTTGACCTTCTACAAAACTACCAGTAGGATTAGCAAGTGTAAGCCCAACCGCTTGTGCCGTAATAGTTACTAAGTCATTTGTAGATACTGGCGTAACTGTAGCCGAACTTGCAACTGTTTGAACTCTCGGATTCACAACAATATCAGCCCAATTTGCTTTACCATCAGAATCTAAACATTTAAGAAATTTACCTGCTGCTTGAGTTCCATCTTTTAATTGAACGGCATATTTTGCAGTAGATGAACCTTCCGCTGAAAATACACCACCTATAGTCTCTACACTTCCAGCTACAGATAAAGCACGACCACTTATAGCAACATTTAATAATGTACTTCCAGAAGTAACAGAACCTAATCCATAATTTTCATAAGCATTTACAGCTGAATTTACAAATGAACCACCACTAGAGTTACCAGTACTACCACCAGTACTTGTATTAGTAACGTATAATGGAGTTCTATTAGTTTTTTCATCAATGTAAAGTATAGCATCAGTCCTTGGTGCTACATTGATGCCTACAGTTCCGTTATCACGAATAGTAGAATCTGTTAAAGTATTTGAATCACTAGCTTTAGTTACATAATTTGCAGTTAAACCTAATGTATCTACAGCGTCTGTAATACCAAACCCAGCAACTGTAGTAGGTTTACTTGCTATTGTCGACCATGCAACACTTAAATTGCTATTAAGGAAAGTTATTAGCTGTGCCTTAGTCATTCTACGTGAAGCGTAAGTTCCAGCTGAACCTTCTGTACCACTTACGTAAACGTCAACCCAAATAAGGTTCTTAGTATTTGCTTCGGAAACATTATATAATGTTTGCTGTTTTAGTTGTTCACTCATATCTTTATTATGCTGTTATAAAATTAATACTATTTGTGTTAGAAACTCCAATTCCAGTCGTATAGATAAATAAATCACCTCCACTATATGAATCTTCACTTATTTTACTAGTAATCGTAAATTTTGAATTTACTTTATTAGTATCTAGTAAACAAGTAAGTTCGATTGTGTTAGAAGAAATTAAAGTATATTGAAGTGTATCATTATTTATTCCGTATAAAGCATTGTTTTTATCACAATCTATCCTTGTTGACATTAATTGCATTGGTTTACCATTTTCCGGTTCTATCGTTATATCTCCCCATGGAGTACCAATCCATGAAGTAGGATGTACGTGAGTAGCTTTAATTAAATAAATATTACCTTGTATAATTCTATTATATTCTTTTATGCCTGTAGAATCGTAAATTTTTATATTAGATGTAATTGTTGAATCATCATAGTCATATATAACTAAATCCTTATAAAAATAATCATACACTCCATTACGTTCAATTTCTAATTTAAATCTAATTTCATAAGTTCCAGTTTGATAATTTACCCAATTTTTTGTTGCTTTATTTTGCGATTTAAAGTAATTGTTAGCTTCAAATTCAGTTAAATAATTCTCCCATCTAACCATAAATGGATAATACAACCTTAATGTATAATCTCCAAGATCTACAGCATTTTTTAATGCTAAATAAGATACTTGTTTATTAGATGATAAAGGTAAACTATATGATAAATTTTGACTTAATTCTACCCAATTATTTGGATCTTGATTACTACAATCATATGTTATAGAATCTAGTACAAATTCAGAATTATCTGCATTATTAAAACATACAATTTTACCGATTACATTTCCTAAAATATTATTTGTTGACAAATCAAAATCACAAATAACAGCTATATTATCATGTACATTTATATCTAAATTTTCCGTAGGTGCTGATAAATCTTTATACAATTGATTGTTGTCATGGTTTATATAAGCTGAAAAATCAGGAGTGATTAATACACCAACAGGTTGTTTATATTCTAATTGGTTACCATATACTAAAACATTTGTATTTCCAACTTTACACCAAATATAAAAAAGCCTGTCAGAATCTCCTCTACCTTCAATAAATGATCCAAATCTGTTTAAAGTACCATAAGAAGGCATAAATTCAACCTCAATAGTAAAAGTTCTATTACCTCCAGCATCTACATAACTAAAATCTCTTAAAGCAATAGTAAAATAATCAGCAGAACTATCAACATAATCATCTATATTAGTAGCATTCCATAAAGGAGACTTTACAAAAGGTAGATAACTTTCTTGTGATGCTGCTTTATTTAAATTTAGATTTTCATCTAAAGTAATATAACATCCACCTATTTGAACAGTTGATATACTAGTTGTATTTGTAGTAATTGTAAAAATTATATTTTTTTCTTCATTATAATATAATTCGTTTGCATCCGTAGTATAAGAAGTAACATTTGATATTTCACTATTGAAACCAGTATCAAACCATCCAGTATCTGCTTTATCTTGTATATTAATAGTTGTTACGCCAAAAGTTTCACCAACATTAACTTTAAATTGTAATTTAGATAATAACTTTAAACAATTAACACCTACAAAAGCATCTTCAACAAATGCACCTATAAATATTATATCGTATGTAATTTCAAAATTTTGTCTATTGTGAGTAAAACCATATGGATTAACAGTATCTGCTATTCTTTTTATTTTACAATTTGAAACAGCATAACCACCTGATTTTTTACCTACTTGAGTTAAATTTGCTTGAGAAGATACAGTTAAACTATCTACAGAATTATATACAAATCTAGTAGTTTCACCATCAATTAAAGATTCTAATGAAGGATTTGGATTATCATTTTCAACATAATTTAAAGCTAATTCTATTGATTTTCTAATTTGTTCAACAAATATACACCAAATAGAACCTGAAGAACTTGAATTATTTACATTTGGTAATCCTGTAACTACTAATTGTAAATCAGTAACAGAAATAATTGTACCGGTATATGTAGCGGTAACTACATTTGAATTATTAACATCTTTAAACGTGTATGTTTGACCAGATCTAAATCCCTCATCTATAAATGAACCTTGTGATTGTATAATTGTACCATCAATAGCATTCATTGACATTGAATTGCTTTGTGTTGATCTTACAAATATTTCGGTGCTAATAGTATGTTTAACAGAAACAGTATCTCCTGAATTTGCTTTGTAATAACTTGAAGTATTACCATAAATATCCGTATATAGATTACTTACTAGTGTTACAGGCATTGTAAATTTCTGTTAATTTGTTAATATCCTTGTTTTTTAAAGCATTAATAACATCGTTTGATGTATTCATAAGGTTTAAAGCTACTTCTTTATCCTCATTGCTTAGATTGTCATCATTTAATTTTGATTGAATCTGAATATTCATATTCTTAGCAACACTTTCTATTTGTTCAGATAAATTATTTAATAGTGAAATATCCATGCTATAAAATTAATATAACTTTGTGAGTTTTGACGAGTTTTTAATCAAATTTTTTGGCATTTTAAAAGAAATTATAGCAAAATTCTTTTTATCAAAATATTGTAACGTAATAATCTTACAAATAGTACCTTCTATATTAACGTAATTATTTCTGTAAACATCTAAAAATTCATTTCCAGTCATTGGAATTTTAACATTTTCATAAATTATATATTGATTGTTTTCTAAAGAATTAATTATATGAAAATTATTCCAAATATTAGATGCGTGTAATTTGTATTCATTTGTTTGACTTACTTTTTCAACCCCATCCCACATAAATATTTTAGTTGTAGAAAAAAATTGCTCTGTAATTACGATATAACCCTTTTTTTCTTTTTTATATGCATAATTAGTACCAGCTAATTTATCAACTAACTTAAACAACTTTACAAATTCTTTTTCTAACCAACTTTGATAAGTCTTAGCTTTAGCACGTGCAAATGGTATATTTACATCTGTTAACCCTTTAATTAGATTAAATTCATTTGTAGCACCTGAAATTAAATCTTGAGAGTATTCAGCGTTTGTATTTTCAAAGTTATCTAGTGTTGTTTGATCGGTATAATCAGTTGAATAATGTATGTAATATCTTTTAAACAATTTTGATGTATCAAAAGTAAAAACATTTTTACGCAATTCTTGAACATTCATAGGTTGTTTTAAGGATAGTTTATTTGAATTTTGCCAATAATCCCATCTTTCTAAATGTACTTCTTTATCTACTACTCTAATATCTGCATTAAACATTATTTGCATTTGATTTAATAAAGTTCCTAAAGTAGGAGTAACATCACTTGCACCTGGATAACATTTATTGTATTTTAAAGTAATATCGTTTTGAAATATCTCGTACCATTTTTGACTAGTTGTATTTTGTGGTACTGGTAAAATTGCAATATTATTATAGTTATTATCAAATATTGTAGATTTAAAAGTATAACCTAAATAAGAACATGACTTTTCTAATAATTCCTTAACCGTACAAGCATTTAAATATCTTACTTGAGGAAAAATCAAATTAAATAATCTTTTTACAAGCTGTACAGCCTGAAATAACAATATAGCTGTAAATGCTATTTCTATTATTAATTGTACAGCAGCTTCTACCAATTTACCTTGAATTGCAAATGGTGCGTATGCAATAGCTGAACTAAACTCTTTTACTGTTTTAGATAGCTCACGTGCTTTATCCGCTAAAGCCATAGAAATCATAAATAAAGATACAGAAGTAATTAAAGATTGTGCAACTGCATCCTTTGGTATAACTTGATAACCAACCTGAAACCCTGTAAATTTTATTTTTGTATTTACCAACTCAAAACTTAATCCTTGTGCATCATCAAAAAAATGATCATGTGATTTTATAGCACGTAAATTAAATTCGCATTCATTACCAAAGTCTCTAAAACTATTTGTAAAGTCAATAGCAAAATTCAATTCTTTACCTGTAGCAAACTCAACTTTATAATCTAAACCTTCTAAAAAACTTTTAACTAGTAAATGATTTTGTATTAATGTATATGCTTCTCGATTAACTTTAATTGTATCCGTAGTTAATTTATTTTGATCTACTGTGCCTTCAAAATTCACATTAATACCAATATCAAAAGTATTTATTGGTGTTATTTCTTTATTTGCTATAAAATGTTTCATATTTATTATATATTTGTGTCGTCATGGTTGACATTTGATTATTATTTACGTTAAAAGGTAGTTCTTGTCGGCTACCTTTTTTTTATATCCTAGTGATATTTCTTACTCTTTGGTTTTTAGTTTTAATAGTTTCAACTACGTGCATAACACCTCCAATTATTTCACCAACTTCAGCTTTATATTCTTCTTTATTTACAATAGCTTTTTCTAAACTATCCAATTTTGATACTATTAATTCAGTACTCCAGTTGGTATTAATTACTGTATCTTGTTTGATTACATTACCTCTTAAATAGTCATCAGCTAAGTTAGATAATTCTAAATTAGTCATTCCTTTCATCTTTTCATTTAATTGCTTTGGTACAATTCTTTCATTAGGATGTAACAATGATAAGAAACCACCTTTTCCATCTACTCCTTTACCATTTACTCCTGTATCTTCTGTACCTTCCATAAATGCCGGTAAAGAGTTTATAAATGCCTGAAGTAAACTAACATCTTTTATTGTTTTCACTAGTGCATTTTGACCTCCTAATTCTTTACTTTGTAAGTTAGCATTGTAAGAATCAAATACAGTCATTGCAAGTTTTATTTTCTCTTGTTTCTTTAGCTCTTTTTGTTTCTCTTTATTAGCTTCTTGAATTAATTTATTGTTTTGTGCAAGTGATTGTTGAGCATTAATGTTTCCACTAGCTGCTAAATCTTTCATGTAATCATTTTGTTTGTTTAAAGCATCTATTTGTCTATCAATAGCACTTATTTTACGTTCAGATTGAGCAATGAAATAATCTGCAGAGAATTTAGCTAACTGATCTAACTTTTGAAAAGTATCTTTTTGTTGTTGTAATTGTTTTTCAGCATTGTTTTTCTGCTTTTCTAATTGTCTTGTTTGGTATTCTTCCCATGTTTCAAATAATTCTTTATCTATACTTTGTTTTTCTTTTTTATAATCTTGTTCTATTTTTAATTTATTATCTGCATTTTGTTCAGCTAAAAAATTAGTTTCTGTTTCATAATCTTCATCTAATGCTTTAAGAGATTCTTTATATTTAGAATATTCTTGAGAACCTACTTTATATGTATCTCTTTTTTCTTCTAATTTCTTTTTTTCTTCTTTATATTCTTGTTCTCTAACTTTCTGATTTGCTTTAAATTCTTTATTTAATGCTTCTAATTTAAAATCTAATTGTTGTTGTAATATAGATTCAATTTCACTATTTTCAGGTACTCCAATTTGTGAAATACTATCTTTTTGTTTTTGTATTTCTTTATTTAACTGATCCTGTAACTCTGTTTCTCTTACTTGATTTCTATATTGTTGTATTTTAGCTAAAATTTCCAAATATTTAGATGTATAAAGATTAAGTTCTTTTTGTGAATCAACTGCTTTATCTTGAATATCATTTTGTTTATCAAAAGTTTTATTCAAATTATTTAATTTTAAGTCAGTTTTAGCTAACACCTCTAATCTCCTATCATAATATCTAGAATTATCTTCTAATGCAATTAATTCATTTTGTGCTTTTTCAAGTCTTTCTTTTGCATAAAAACTTTCAGTTCCAAATCTTTTACTTCTAGCTTCTGCTTCACGTTTTTCTATTTCCTCACGTTTTTCACGTATTTTAAAATCATTTTCGTACTGCTTTTCAAGTATAATTTGCCTTCTTTCCTCGTTTTTGTTTAAAGTAAATTTGTTTTTTTGATATTCAATATACTTTTCAATTGAAGTATTTAATTGATTTTGAAATTTAGTTTCATCTTGTATATTTTTTAAAGTAGTTCCGTATTGGTCGTTAATTGTTTTAATCAATTCAGCTCTTTCTTTACTACCTTTGTTTGTTTGCTTTAAAGCATATAATAATCCAACATACATTGAACTTTCTTTACCTACAAAATCAGCTTGTGCCTTTTGTTCTTCTGCAATTCTTTTTTGTTTTTTATTAAGTTCTTCAAGTTCTTTGTTTGCTGGATTTAAAGCATTACTAACCCAATCAACTATTTTAGCTCCATAAATAGTAAGTAATGTAACACCAACTGATAATAATGTTTGAAAACTAAAAACTGCACCAGCTAATTGTTTAAATACACTTGTTGTTGGTTGTCCTGTTGCTTGTAATTCTACATTTGCTTTTTTAATTTTTTGCAACTCATCAAACAAAATAGGTAAGTTATTTGATATTGCCATGAAACCAGTTTGCATCGAATTCGCAAAAGCTGGCATTTCACGTGTTAATTGAGCAACAGAAAAACCTAACCCATCAAAAGCACTTTTATAATTACCTACATTGCGGTTATGAATACCCATTGAAGCATCAACACCCTTTAAAGCTTTATCGTATGTTTGAATACGTTTTTCTAAAGTAGAATGTCTTAATTCCTCTTTTTCGGTTAAAGATAAACCTAACTCTTTTTTTATAGCTAAATCCCTATATTCAGCACGTAATTTATTAAGCCAACTATTAACACGTGCATATCGACTTTCTAACATAGATTGAGCTTTTATTTCTCTTTCAGTTGCTTTAGCTTGTCTTTCTTGCTCTTTTGTTTGTAAAATTGTTCTACGTGTTCTTTCAGTTTCGCTTTTCTCTATTTGAACTTCTATTTTAGCTTTTAATCCTAGAGCTTTGTTTAGTTCGTTTTGAACTTGTAATTGTGCTTTTTGTAATTTAGTAGCTTGTTCAGTTGCTTTTGTGAAATCATTTAAAGACTTAACAGAATCAAATTTACTAGATTTAATTACCTCTTTTGTCGTTTCAGCAACTGTTTTAAACTCGGTGTTTAATGCAGTCAATTTAACAATTAACTCATCAGCACTTTTAATAGTATTTTTAAATATATTTTGCTCTATGATATCACTAGATAGTATTTTTTTCGCCATTTTCTTGTTTTTTATCGTTTGTATATGTTTTTAGGATAGTATCAAATTCTCCTTTACTTATTACTTTCCAATCTAATCTATAACCTATCCATTTAGATAGTATTACAAGCGTTTCGTGAATAGTTATACCTCTATCGGTACTTTTCTTCATTGTTTCTATTTCTGCATCACACAGCTCAATTTTAGTTAAATTAAATCTATCCAAATTAATAGTGTAATCTAATTGTAACAAAGCACGTTTACGGATTAATTTCAATAACCTTTCATATGTTTTAGAAATACCGTTTTTTTGTATGTAACTATCAAAAATAGTGTTAAATATTTCTTCTAGTTTTGAATTTTCTATTTTAGTTGTGTTGTTTTCATCATGTAAAACATAATTAAAATTACCTTGTGTACATTCTATCCAATTAAACAATGGTATTTCATCAACCGATTTGTAATATTTCTCTAACATAGTTTATATATTTTGGTAATAATTCTTGTGCTAATTTTTCTAAACTTTCATTTGTTAATCCTACGATATCATCACCATATTTAACAAATAGGTTTTCATCATCTTTTTGTCCGTTTCCTTCTACAATAAAAGATAAACCTGATATAATTATTCTTAAAGAATTATAAAATGCTCCCGTATCATATAAATTATATGCAGTTCCTTCTTGTTTTCTACCTTCACTTATTATTTCTGTCCAATAAGAATAAAGACCTATGGTATCTCCTTGTGCATCTATACCCTTACTTAATTGATCGTTTTTTATTAATCCTAAGATAAATGATTTAGTATTTTCATCTAAAGCAGTATACCAAGCAATTGCATCACTTAGTTTCTTTGCATTGAATGCTATTTTACCTAAATCAGTATCTAAAAAATTAACCATACAACAAAAATAAAAAAAGGGTAGCTATTAACTACCCTAATTTGATTATATTTTAATCATTGATTAAATTTTAAGCATCAACATAGTCTAATTTACCTACATAACCATCTTTTGCCATTGATAAAGTTAAATTATCAACTGAACCTGTGATAGCTGTATAAGTAATAGTATATTGACCTTCATTTGCTCCAGTTCCTTCAGTTACAGTTGTAATTGAATGAGAAGCTCCTAAAGTATTGTTATAAAGTGCAAAATCTGCAGCTAATAAACCTTTAACTTTCAACAATTGAACTGCTGTACCATAAGATAAAGTAGCATTTACAACAACTTGAGTAGAAGTTTTAGAAACAAATTCCAATTCTACATCTTTCAATCCATCTTGATCATTCAAATCAGCTCCTAACTCATCCGCAGAAATTAACCATAATTCCTCAGATTTCATTAAACGATTGTAATCAAAAGATACCATTAATTTAGAAGTTGCTGCATCCGTTGGATCAACATATTTCACATCAAAAGAATCTCCATCAACTGGAATAGGGTATAAATCTGTACCAACTTTTTTACCGATTATATTACCATCAATATCAAGTTCAATAACACCCCAACCACCACAAAGGTACTCGTTGTATTTTCCTTCTAATTGTGGTGCTACATCCCAATGCTCTGCACTGAAAGATTTTTTACCAGCTTTAATTCTTTTTTTACGTTGTGAAGGTGCTTCTTCAAATGTAGTATCTGCTGTTGCTTTAACAACATTTTCAAATACTGGTGATAAATACCAACGTTTAGAAGCATCTGATTGATTAATTAAAGCTGTAATAGTAGCTTCATTAATTGTACCAGTTAAATCTAGTTTATTTTTTACTCCTGTACTGTCATATACAGGAACAAAGAATAATTTATTTGTAACATTTCTGTTAACTACACAAGAAGATAAACCTAAATTACCTAATCCTGTGCCACATAAACAATCTGCCATTTCTTTTATTTTTTAAATTAACAATTACATTCTTTTTTTCTTTTCACACTCAATTTAATTGAGAGTTCTAAACCGCTTAAATTATCGGATAATATGTTTTCAATCACTCCTTGTTCAGTTTCATTTCCGAATCTTGTAATAGTTCTAATATCTACACTTTCATATGTTTGAAATATTTTATTAGATTTAACTATTCTTAAAAATTCATCTTTTAATCCTATCATAGGAGTTACAACATTTTTACGATAATCTTCATTTAAATATTGTTTTGGATTATTATCATCAAGAAAGTAAAATCTTAACGATGCGTCTCTTTCAATAGCACTTCCGTAGTTATATTCAGTTTCTCGGATATTTTCAACCAACCAAATTAAAGGTAGTTTATTACGGTTGTCATTACTTGTTTTCTTATACTCATTATCCGCACTTATTCGAGTACCAAATAAGAATTTAGGCTCGATTAGTGTTAGCATTTGATTTACACTCAAATTTGAAGCTCCAGTTGGTTTTTTAACTACTATTTCATTATCAGTAATAGATTGAATTAACCAATTCTTATTACTTACATCTTTTAAATATGTTCCAACTCTAACCCATTTTTGAACACATAATACTATTGTTTGAGTTCCTCCACTTAAAGCAGAAGCACTAACTATTTTAACTTCGTTATTCAACTTAGAAAAAATCTCGTCTTGTACTATGTCGTAAATATCTTTCACTATAATAAGTATTCAAAAGGTAAATATTGTCCGTTATATGTAGCGTAATCGCTTATATTGTCCTCTATGTATTGTTGTATAGATCTAAAACTTGCAACACAATCATTAAAACGTGTTATGTTGTTGTAATTAGCTCCCAATACATTTGAATTTTCAGCTTTTGCACTAGTAGTACCTATTGGTGTTTGAAGTTGCGTATTATCAGTAGTGTAATGGTAGAAAATGAAACCAAGTAATATCTCCTTAATACCATCACTTGTAATAATACTTCCGTTATTATCATAGTTCAATGCTTCGTAAATAGTGATATACTTTGCAGTTACAGGCTCATTGTTAACATCTAAGTCATCAATAAACAAATCATACAATTCAACACCTAATAACTGAATTAAGTATTTTTTTTCGTACTTATCAATATAGTAATCAATTTTATCAACACTAAATTTATCTAGTGCTAACTCATATCTACCTATAAAATCACTATTAACTACTATCATAACTATTTTAATTCAACTGCTTTTTTCCCTAACAATATCAATGCTAATTCGTGAGTTAGTTCAACTTCTAAGTCTTTTGGTAAGTGTCTATTTAAACCAGTTGCTTTAAACAATCTTACACCTTCATAGAATGCTAACTCTTTAACTACTTCAACTACTTTCTTTGCCATATTAAGTAAAATTAAGGGAGTGTATTTCAACTCCCTATATTATAATTATGCAGTTTCTAAAGCAGCTTTATCAGTTGAGAAAGTACCTTTTACAAATGCTGTACGGTCGTTGTTTTTAACTACCATTGCACCTCTATACTCAGCGATAATTGTACGTAGGTTTTTAGTCCAGTCATTACCATCTAACCCCATTTCGATAGAAATAGAACCCATATCATAAAGAGTAGCCAAGTTGAAAGCGCCTACAAGGTAAGTTCCAGCAGTTACCAAAGTAGTTTTGATGATTGGAATACCATCTAAAGATAATTGACCAGCAATCATTAACAAACGATCAACATAACGCTTATCAGTAGCACTAACCTTAATAACCATTAATTTAGCTACATCAGTAGGATGCATTAAGATAGCAGTTGGAGTTGGTTGTTCAGCAATAGCGATTTGGTTAATTGCTACAACTAATACATCTGCTTCGTTTGCATTATCAATTGCCAAAGCAAAATCACCAGCAGCAAATGCTGTTGCAGTTGTTCTAACACCTTTCATTGCTGGAGCTGTACCATCACCTGAATAAGCAGTTAATTCAATGTCTTTGTTTAACTCACGTAACAACTCGTTATTAATTTCAGCTTGAATAAAATCGATATCATCTAACATTTCAGTAGATACTTTGATAAAAGCAGTACGTTTAACAACAGCTTGTGAATCTACAACTAAGTTAAAGTCAATTTGATTTTTAGTTGCACCTTCAGCAGTTCCTCCAGCAGCACCTTCTTTACCTTGTTGGTAAACCCATGAAATGATATTAGAAGTTGCACGACCTCTTGAAACCAAATCCATCAAACGTGGTACACGAGTAGCAATAACATTAAATCCAGCTAATCTTTGTTCAACTGGTACGTTACCACCTGAAATGTTAGCACTTTCTAACATTGTACCTACCGCTTTAACAGTCATTTTAACCCAAGGAGCAGAACGATCTGTTTTCAATTGAGCAATTGCTTCTTTATTTTTAGCAACTACTTCTTCTAATGAATCACCTTTTGAAGTTCCTGACTTTTCAGTAGATGCTTCAATTTTCAATCCCATTTCTTTAAGAGCTTCATTCATTTGTTTCATTTGCTCTAATTGTGCATTTTTCAATTCATCTAATGCAGTTGTCATTTCAGATTTAGTAGCGTTATTTGCTTCTAATTCATCAATTTTTTTCCCAAGCAAAGAGTTATACTCATTGTATAATCCTGCTGTTGCTTCAACATCCATAGTTTTGAATGTTTCTTCTGTAATACCTTTCGATACTAAAAAACCTTTAAAGTTCATTTTGTTTAATTTAATAGATTAATAAAAAATTGTTGTTTTTTGTTTTCTTGAGTGTCATTTGACGGCTCGTTTATATTTGTTTCAGAAGTGATTTGCTCGGCTTCTTTCTCAATTTCAATTTCCATTACAGGAGTAAATTCATTACTTCCTTTAATAACTGCACTACCTTCTATAACTTTTGCTTCAGTAACCGCCCAAAAGAAACCTTTTTCATCAGCTACTTCTTTATTAATTACCATAGGGTAGTATTTATTCCAGTTTTCCTTTTCAGCTGTATATTCCGATTCATTTGAATTAATACATAGATACAACTTAACATAACGCATTCCTACAGAATGATTATACACACGACCTTTTTTATATAGATCAAACATAAAAGGATTAACCTCTTGTTTTATTTGAGTATCAAAAACTAAAGCTTCCGTATTTCCTTCATAGTTAAAACCAAGTTTTTTGAAAGGAATTACTTTAGTGTATGCTTTTAATTCATCTTTTACTGAATCTGAAATAATTTTATCAAATTCCATTTCATGTTCTTGCAATAAATACAAGGTTTTTGATTCTTGCAAAGATTTTTTCCAAATACCTTGAATATGACAATCCATATGGCTATCGATTACGTTTGTGGTATTTATAACCAATTTAGCACGTAATACAGTTGGATTTTCAACACTTAAAGAAATATCTTCCGCTTTATTTGCACTTTCTTTTTCTTCAATTAAAGATGCATTCATCACAAAATCACCACGTTTAATGGCATTTTTCTTTTGTGCAATAATCAAATCTTTATTCTTAAATACTTCTTCAAATGTCATTTCTTTACTATTTGAGTTTCTTTGATAATCTTAAGTTTTTCTTTCTTAATTTTCTTAATATCCATTTTGATTATATTTTAATCAACGTAAAAGTAAATAAAAAAAATAATATTTGTTATTTTTGACTAAAAATTAATCAATTTAGATATGTTTATTAAACTAACAGAACGCTTAGGCTTCAATTTTGGATTCAAAAGATACGATTCTAACCCACAAATGCAAGGTGTTAATCTATTATCTTTAAATGGTAATGACTTTATTGATCCTGAAAATATAGATGCTTATGATATTTATTCAACTACTCCTCATCTATGGGCTGTAATACAAAGAAGAGGAGATTTATTAGCTTCTGGACAATGGAAACATTATAAGTTAGTAAATGGAGAAAAAGTAGAAGTAGATAATAGTGAGATAGTAAATACTTTAGAAAACCCAAATCCATTGTATAAAGGTAATGACTATCTAAGACTATTAAATGAGAATAAATGTGTTTATGGTAACGTATATACATATCAGGTAAAACCTTATTCTTTATCAAATCCATTATTATTAACTATTTTACCAAGTTATGATGTTAGAATTAAAACATTCAATAAATGGTTTAAACAAAGTAATATTGAAGATATTATTCAACATTATGAAATTATTTCTAGTAATGAGAAATTAGAAGTAAAAGATATAAATCATGTTTGGATTCAAAACTCTAAAAATCCATTACAAGGTGAAAGTCCATTAACCAACTTATATATGCCAATCTCTAATCTTAGATTAGGTTTAAGATTTAGAAATACTTTAATGGCAAAAAAAGGAGCAATTGGTATTTTATCTAACGAATCAAAGGATCAAGCTGGACACGTTGCAATACCTAAAGATGAACGTTTAAGAATAGAACAAGAATTTCAAAAAGATTACGGAATTCAAGAAGGTAAAAGTTCTATAATAATGGCTTCATCTAATCTTAAATGGCAATCAATATCTTTTCCAACTAAAGATTTAATGTTATTTGAAGAGGATGAAAATGATTTTTGCCAAATATGTGATGCTTATGGAGTAAAAAGAGATTTGTTTGCAAGTACCAAAGGAGCAACTTTTGAGAATCAAAAAGAAGCATTAAAACAAACATATCAAAGTACAATTATTCCTGAAGCTGAAGAAATAGCTATGAATCATACTTCAATGTTTAATTTAGATGGTAAGACTGAATGGTTAGAATTAGATTATTCACATATTCCGGTATTACAAGATAATCAAGTTGAGAAAGCTAGAGTAAATAAATTAATAACTGAAAGCATTAAAACTTTAAAAGATGCTGGATTTGAAGATAAACAAATAAATTCATTGTTAGGGGTAAATCTATAATAGATTTAACACTCCTTCTCTTTGTAAATGTAAGACAACATAAGATATAGCATCCATTGTATGGTTATTATTGTCTTCAGGTTCTTCTAATGTAATTCCATGCCTATCAACTTTACGTGAATAGTTTTCTTGTTCATGCTTAATATTGTTGGAACTTGAAGTATAATATATTTTAATATTGTTCATTAAGTCAATCCTATCAATGATAGTACCTTTGTATGCAACATGGCTATTATAACCAAACCTTCTAAGCATTGCTATTTTCAATGGTCTGTTTGAATCACATATAATTGGTCTATCTTCTAGTATGCCTAACTTTTTAAACATATAAATAACTATACCTTCACTTACTCCTTCGGAAAGTTCGTAGTTTGTTATTTCATTACGTTGATTAGATTGTAACTTTTCTCGTATAATATTTTCGCTATCGTAGTTCTTTTCATGCACGTATATAGCACCATCATAATATTTAACTTCAATAATAGCCCATGGATCAACAGCTCCCCAGTCACAACCATAATAAACAGGTGCATCAAGTTGATGATATTCATGTTCGCTTATTTCTGACCATTTAAATATTCTGTTAGGTTTTTCAGATTTTAAACCAAGTCCGTAAACTTCCCAGTTGAATTTAGAAGAAGTTCCAGTTTCATCATTGTATATACATCTTTGTAGCTCATTTAATTGCTTTTCCGTTAGATTTAATGAGTTATTATTAAAGTTATATACAATTGCTTCATTTACGTTTAAAACATTGCTTAAAACAACTTCGCACATTTCGACTGGCTGATATGATAATATTTTTTTTCTTTGTTCATGCGGACAAAATGGATTATCTTTAAATGTAGAGTGTATAACAATTGCATTATCTAATTTTGCTAAAGTATCAATCCAATGTCCACTTTTAGGATTCCAATCTATTAAAATATAATCCGAAGTACGCATATCAATTTGATTAAACGTATCTTGACTTATTTTGTATGGCTCGTTAAAATGTGCTACATTTCCCTGAAAACCATGTACTCTATTTTCATCATCACCTCCGCATATCTCAATAGTTGATCCATTTTCAAATGTATAAATACTTTCTGTTTTATTAAATGTTACTAATTGATTGTTAGGAAAAGAAACAATTGCCTTTTTAAAATCAGCTAATACTGTATTTTTTGTATCTTGTTTTGTTTCTCTCCATATAGATATACGTTTATTAGAATGACTTAAAGCATATAAATAATGAGATTGTAAGATTGAAAATGTTTTAGAAGAACGTGAACTTCCAGTATTTATAATGTATTTATACTTTCTTGTTCCATCTTCATTTTTAGCATGTATGGCATTCCATATTTTCTCAAAAACTATTGTAGCATTAAGCATATTTATTTTCAATGTTAAATTTTTTCATAGCATTTAAGTAAGCATTATAAGCTTCTAATTCTGTTTCAAACCTACCTAAGAAATAGTTTTTGTGTTGATATTTTATATATGATTTATATTTACCTCTACATTTTTCATATGACACTCCAGCATATTTAGAAGTAGTTGCTTTTCCATTCTTTTTCATATGAGTATTATTCTCATAATAATTACAAAATTCTAAATTATCAATACAATTATTAAGTTTGTTTAAATCTTTATGATTAACACAATTTTTACCTTGTATTTCATTTAAAAAAGTATAAGCAACTAATCTATGAATAGGTTTATAATATGTTTTACCTTCTTTACGAATATTAACACATTTATATCCATTTCTATCTAAACCACCTTTTAAAACATTTAATGTTTTTTTACTTCTTACTTGTCCTAATTTATTTATTTCATAATTAGGAAAATCTTTTATTTCTGTCCATGTATTTATCATATAACAAATATAATAAATTTGGTCATCAATTACATTAAACTATTTAATTATTCTTCTTCAGGCTTTACAATTGTAATACTAATTGCTGAATTAATATCTAACTTTTCTCCATCTGTTGTTACATCTGTTTGTTCTTTGAGTCCATTTAAACGCTGTGTAATGCTTGGATTGAAGATACCTAACATACCACCTATGATTTGATTTTCTCGTATTTCTTCTTTGATATGTGAACAGATAGGAATAAAGTCATTATATATTTTATCTTGATTTTTTAAATATTGGTCAATTGTTCCGTATTTTTTATAACAAAAAACTTTAAATCCTTCAATTGTCAAAGGTATTTTCATTGCATCTTCCATTCTTTGTCCTTCTTTACCTACGTATTGAACTTTTAACCATTCTTTGCTTTGTTCTTGTACGTTTTGTTTATACTCGTTGAAAGCATTAAGCAATTCGTTTGGTTCTTTAAATATTCGAGTAGGATGTATATTGCCGTTTTTTCCCATTAGTTTAAAAATATTATTATTTCTATTCCACCTTTATAGAATTCGTTTTCTATGTAGTAGTATTTATATGTTCGTTGTGTTTTCATTTTAACAAATATAAATAAAAAAACCCTTACAAGTTAATGCAAGGGTTAAAACTAAATTTATGAATGAAAGTATAAATATAATCTTTTTTATTTAACTACCACATGAATCACATTGTTCATTATTGTTACTATCATATATGTCTACTGTTATACCTTGTTGTGTTGCTATTTGTTTTTTTAGTTCGTAAATTTTGCCTTGTGTATCTATGTCTTGCATTAGATTACCTGTAAGGTCTTTTTTCAATTGTTCTATTTGTTGTTCTAAGGTCATAATTCTAAATTTAACTGGTTATTTTTATCGTTTTTTTTAGGCTTGTTTAAACCTTTGTATTGCTTCCAATAATCATATCTTATCAATCTATCCGTTTGATTGCAATAGTGATAATATATACCATCTATATTAGCACCTCCATAGTATCTTGCTATTGATAATTGAGAGTATGATATGTTTTCAATTATTTTCATTTTTCACGAATAAAAGTACCATTTTTTGTAACTCCTTTTCTGTCTTTTATTTCGTTATAAGCTATCTCGAAACAAGCATCTATATCTAAATTCAATTGTGCAGCAAGTATTGTAATAACTACTCTAATATCTCCAAGTGCATCTATTTGTTCAGCTTTATTTCCTTTCAAATAAGCACTACATAATTCGCCTACTTCCTCCTGGAGCTTTATTAATTGTTTTGGTGCATTTTCTTCATGTATTAAATCACGTTGTTTTGCCCATTCTAATACATTGTTTTTAGTTGAAGTTTTTTGTTGGCTTTTTAATTTTTCAATATAATTAACTGCATCCATTAGTTCTTCCTGTAGATGGATCAAAAAATTATCAGTTTCATTTTCTGCTAAAGTAGTTCCGTATTTTGAAATGCCTAATTCACTACGTTTACGAAATTGTTTTACTACTTCCTCAACTATTGAATCTTTTTTTGGTATTTCTATTGTATCATAATCAAAATAATCACTTATATTATTATAATTAACACTCATTTTATGTCCATTATCTGCAAGATATATTATACTTTCTTTATTAAAATCAATTACAAAGTATTCTTTATTTTTTGTAATGTATTTATCTAAATCAATTTTTCCGTATAGTTTTGTGTTTAATTCAATCATTTTCTTCATTTATATATTTTTTATTGTTAAAAACTCCTTTTCGATTTTCTCTAAATTTAAATCGTTTGTATGATATCTCAGCAAATTGAACAGGTATAATTTTACTTATACCCGTCCAGTTTATTGTGAGTCTATTTTTAGTTAATCTTGCTTTATTCATTAGAAAGGCAGATCTGAATTTGCTTGAATTGCTTTTTCTTCAGTTTTTGGTACTGGTGTACTACCTTGTTGAATTGATATTTTCCACGCATCTAATGTAACGTAATAACGACCGTTATATTCTTTGCCACGTAAATTAAATTCAACTTCTATTTGTTCACCTAATCGAATAGCATCAATTAAATCTACATTTCCTTGTGAAAGCTGAAATTGAATATCTTGTGGATATTTGTCGTTTGTTCTTATTACAAAATCCCTTTTTGTAAACTTTTCAGTAATTACTTGCTCATCGTTTTTTACGATTAATTCTCCTATTATTTTCATGTTTATTTATTTTATTTATTGGTTTAAAATTCTAATTCTATTTGTTCTGCAAAATTATCAATACTTGCAATTAATTGTATATATTCATTTGCTTCTGCAATACTTAAATTTTCTGTAAGCTCACAAACTATACTTTCTAACCATTTAATGGTATTATTTAGTCTTGCTTTATTTTCTCTAACAAATGGTACTTCTCCTTGGATGTTCTCTAATCTATGAAGAGTTGACTGCATTAATAAACAAGCTCTAAATATATTATTCATGGTATTTTTTTTATTTTCATTCATTTTTTATTCTTTTAATTTGTTTTTATCATATTGACTGTATTCATAATCTAACCATACGTCAAAACTACTTTTAAAGTTACAATATGGACATTTAATTGTATCTCCTTCCATTATATTACGTTCGTATTTGCGTGGTCTTTCAGCACATGATTTACAACCACAGCTAGTTTCTTTCTTGCAGTTAGGACACGTCATTTTGGTTTAAATATAGTTCAACAAATTGCTCGATTGTTAATCCGATGTAATTTTCTCCGTTATCCCTAAAGAACTTGAAGAAGTTTATTAATAATTCTTTTTCATTCATCGTTTCAGTACGTATTTTATTATCTCTATTTTACTCATTGACACAAACTCAAACTTTCCGTTTACCCTTTGCATCAACCCTTTATGTTTGTTAGCTCTTTTAAAGCAACATAATCTGCATTCTATAGTTACACCCTTATCAGCTTCACGCATATACTTAGATGTATTTATATGATACAAAAACAATGGATAGTTACGTTTGCATCCGAAACATTTTTTCATAGTAATTTAATTTTCAAAAACATTTCAAACGTAAATATTTTCTGTTGCTTACCGAAATTCTTAATATACAACCCGTACAATCTATTCCTATTTGCTTTTCTTTTACTTACCTTCATATTTAATAATTATTTAATTATTTTTACTTTTACATTAATTATTCCAACATCTAAATTAGCAATTCGTTTAAATGCTCCTTGTGATAAATCAATAATATATCTATCCATAGCACCACGATCATTAACACGTACAATAACACTCTTTTTATTTTCTAAGTTTATTACTTTTAGTTTAGTGCCTATTGCAAAGTGATTAGAAGCACACGTTAATTTATTCATATCAAATACTTCACCTGAAAATGTATATTGACCATGAAAAGATTTACCATACCATGTGCTTTTGAAAGTACTAGCAGTCAGGATTACCCAACTGCTAATTAATATTATTAATTTCATTTTATTGATATATTTTGTTTTTCTACTATATAACAATTTGGAATATGATCACCATTTTCTAAAGCTTTTTTAATTGCTAATTTATCCGGTGTTTCCGTTACTTTAATCGTTTTATATTGCTTTGGAATATCATTTACATCACCATCAATTTCTACAGATTTAGATTTTCGTACTCCGAATGTTAAAAAACCACTTTTAAATGATCCATATAAATTAACTGCACTAACTAAATTAGTCTTTAACTTATCAATTACATTTTCATTTGATTTCTTAATAGATTGCAATCTTTTTATTTCTTCATTTATACGTTCATTAAAGCTTTCTTTTGATTTTATATATTCTACATAAGCAATGCTTTTAACTTCTAATTCGTTTTTATTGATTTGTAATGATGTTTCTAACTCCGGTGTTAACTCACCCTCTGCTAATTCAACTTGGTTAATTAAATCTAAGTATTCATTACTTATTTGATAAAGTGCTTTTGTTTCCATTTTGGTTTTCGTTTTGATTATTATTATTTTGTTTTTGATTTTGATACCATTCTAAGTATTCTAACCTTTCTTCATACTCCACCTCGTCTTGAGATGGAGTTCTGTAGAATTCTGCTGTTTTACTCATGTTTTAAATTTTCAATTGATTTTAACTCTAAGGCTTGTTGACCTGTTAACTCGTATGTTTGTTCAATCTTAGCAATTAAATCAAACTCTCCAGCTAATATACGTTCAATTGCTTTTTCAAATTGTGCTTCGTTTATAACTGATTTAGATGGTTGCTTTGGTGTACTTGCTAAATTACCATCATCATCCGTTGTTTGAAGTGATAATATTGATTGTAAAGTATATCTTCTATAATATGTTATTTGAGAACCTTGTTGCTGTGCGTTTAATTTTGGATCTAACTCAATTATTGATTCTAACTTTTCAGATGTTTCTACATCTATTATTTGTGTAACTACTTTTCCATTTATAATTGGTTGTAATAGTAGTAATCCATTTTCTAATAATATAGGTTCAACTGTTTCAATTAATGCATTTAAATCTGCATACGTATTTTTAAAGTGCGGGTTTTTTGAGTTCTTGTGAACTTTACCAATAGATTTTTTTGCGTCTAATAGACGGCTATATATATTTTTACTCATAAATTTAGTTTTTTTAGTTTTATTTCCCTTATCTCGATTGAGATTCAAACCATTAATTCAAAGAACTTTTGACAAATATACTACATTACTTTTAATAAACAAATGTAATATTAAATATTTTTCAATTTATTTAATCTTTTTATGTTTTTATTTGATATCCTATAAGACCTAACTATTTCTGAAATCTGTTCAAATGTATGACTATCAGATATTTTTGGTATTATTTCATAAATAAATTTATCTCTATAAAAAATAGCATCTTCAATATTTTTAAATGTTCCTATAGAATGTTTTTCATAATTAATTCTCATTCTTATTAAATAAGAATTTGAGTTTGGTGTTATGTTATAATGATTAGATTTTGATTTTTTATCTTTTGAAGAATTATATCTATTTGTTACTAATTGTAAATTATCAATTCTGTTATCTGTTTTAATATTATTTATGTGATCTACTACGTTTTTTCTATTTGATTCAATATTATTAAATGTTAACATTATTAATTTATGAACCATTGATGGTTTATGTTGTTTATCTTTATATAGATTTACACTTAAATACCCATTTGTGCCAATATTTTGTTTTAATATTTTGCAATTAATATAGAAACTTTTAATTCTACCTAAATTACTTGCTTGATAAAGCCCTTCATAGTTTGGAATGTCCTTCCAGATTTCTTGTTTTTTCATAAAATAAAAACCCCACTAATCAAAGGTCGCAGTCTTATCATAGCAGGGATTTAATAAGTTCTTAATGTATCTGCGACAATACAAGTATAAAAATACAAAATTATTTAGTTAATTTTTTATATTTTTCTATTATTTCTTTTAATTCTTCAACAGTCCATTTTTTAACTATACTACCATTATTTTCTAACCATTCGACACGTTCTAAACCTATCTTTTGAATTAATCTTTTCCTATATTCAATTTGATTCCCACTAAGCATGACGTTACACTTATAGCAACTTACCCAAACATTATCTTCATTAAATCTTACATTTGAATGACCTCCTGAAGATAAAAAGTGAGATGCATGTTTAACACCATTAATTTGATTTCCACAACTTATACATAATTGGTTCTTATCTCTTTCACGAATGTATTTATTAAATACTTGTTGTGCTAATTTTAACCAATCGGATAAACTAAGAAGTTCTTTTTTTAATGTAGCTTTTCTTTTTTGCCAGTCTTTTTTTTCTTTCTTTTCGTTTAGTTCCTTAGCATATATATTAGCACATTGCCACGTGCAGCACGATTGTAAAGGGCGTAAAGGTGTGAATAATACTAAACACACCTTACATTTTTTATCTTTTAACTGCTTCACAATAATTTTCATTTATATCTATCCCTTTACTCAACAACATTTGATCTAACATATTAATTATCTCATCAAGTTGTTCTGCTTCTAATTCTTTATAACTTGTAAAAGTATATTTATCTTTTACTACAAAGTCAATATCAAGTACATCTACTTCAAAAGCTTTTGCTACTGCTGGGTATAAAATACCTCTTATAAATTTTATTCTTTTATTATTATTCATAACTATATTAAAAAACCTATTAATAATCCCAATAAACTAACTACTGATACAAAACCAATGATTATAAAATATATCATCACTTTCATATAACTTATCATTTCTTTTATTTCTTGTTCGTCAATTCGCATTTTTCCATTTTTTTCATGTAACCACTTACAAAACCTTTAATATAACCGTTTTTATACTCTTGGCTTGTTTCTAACTTCATTTGCAAAAATTTATTTTCTTGCTCTAAATAATCTATTGTTTCTAATAGTTTTTTATAACTAAAAGGGCATATCTGTTTCTTCATCAAAATCTCTGTTAGGTTCAAAATAATTTATTACTTCTATTTCTTTATTTATTCTATTATTAATTATATTATAGTTGCTTTCAGTTCCATCTACATAAAATCTTCTATTATTATTATTCCAGTTAAATTTAGTAAATGATCCTATTTTACCTTGAAAATCATACTTTGTTTTTAAATTAATAACTAAAGTGTGTTCGTTCTCATTTTCATCTCCAAAATTTCTATATACACATAAACCATTATGTGTTTGGTTACGAAAATCAGCAGAGCCACTTACATCATATAAATCAGGAACTTCAAATTTATCAGTTTTTTCATTCTTTTTCATTTTTGTAGGGTGAGCAACTAAAAATATATGCACATTATTTTGAATACAAAAAGATGTTATTCGTGTTAAAATTTCGTCAATTGCTTCTTTTCCTCTCATTCCTTTTGGCATTAATACCTTATTCCAAGCATCAATTATAAATAAATTAATACCGTATGTGTACATTTGCTCTTTAAACTTGTTTAATAACCAATCCCAATCAGGTGTAATTGTATCTTCTGCAGTTGTATAATATAATTTTTCTCTTGACCATTCGGTATAATCATAAATATCTGTTTCATCCATTCTATTTGCACCCCAAAAAGCTTTACCAATTGCTAAAGTAGAATATTTAGAATTATATAATTCTAATGGATTATGTTCCGGTGAGAAAATAGAAAGTTTATAATCGTAATCTTTAACCAAATTTAAACAATACCAATCAACAAAACTACTTTTCCCATGTGATGGAATACCAGTTACAACTGTTAATTGTCCCATCATTATAGAAAAGTTTTCATTAAAACCTCTAAACATTTCAGATTTAGGGTAAATAGTCTTTGGTAATCCATCATTATATAGTCTTAAAGTCGCATCTAACAAATCAAATGAATTAAACGTACCACCAATACTAAATCTCTTTTCGTTTTTTATCGTTTTAATCAATTCTCCCGACTTTAAATCGTCATTAGCATCCTTGCTGTCAAACTCAATATAAACGCATCTATAACGCCCTAATCTTTGAGCAATCTTTTCACGTACTTCTATTCCTTTTGAATCGTTGTCGGTTGCTATAATAAATTTCTTAACATCTTTTAAATACTTTTCTGAATTAATCCAAAAGTCATCATTATCATTTGCACCATTAGGAAGTGATATAACGTTTTTTATTCCTATTTCATATAAAGCCAAAACATCAAATTCACCTTCTACTATGTAACATTCATCTAAACCAATAATAGAATTTATATTATAAAAGATAGGTTTACCTCCAGTATGTGATGTAAAAAGTTTTTTTGTTTCTCCATTGATATTGGCAACTCCCCTAAATTTTTTATTTACCAAAGTTTCACCTTCAAAATAATTAAACACAATTGCATTTTGTTTCTTTTGTGTTTGTGGAAAATAAATTTCTTCTTGTGTTATCTCAAATTGGTTTAGTGTATTTTGGCTAATCATTCTTTCACTCCATACCCATTTAACAAGTTTATCAGGAAGAATTGTATAATTTTTCCATTCTTGTTTTGGGAATGTATAAACTTTATCTTGATATTTTGTTTCTGCTTTGTCTCTAATCGTTAAAGCACCACAATAAAAACAATTACCAAATCCTCTGTTATGATCTATTTTTAACGATCTATCTCTTTTGTCAGTTCTTGTATCATCACAAGCTGGACATCTTACAGGTTCTTTACCATTATATTTTTTTAGTTGTAATGTATTCCAATCAATAAATTGTTTCATAATGTAATTTTTATGCCGTAAGGATTATTACTTTCTTTTTGTGAAATAGTTTCATTTTTTAACCATTCATTATTAAATCCTTTCCAACTATTTTCAACACATTTTTGAAGTATATAATTTTTATCATTACCATTCTTTTCAACTTCAGATATAAATTTATTAAAAGCAGTTTCAGTATTTACACCATGTTTAGCCTTTCTAACTTTTAACCATTCATCAACTAATTCAGATTTAAAACCAAAAGATATAAGAGCGGAGCGAAAATTAAATGTAATATTTTTATTATCTTTTCTTTTCTCTTCTATTCTATTCTCTTCTGTATTGCTATCGTTATTCGGTTGTAATACGTTCGTATTACTTTCGTTATTCGATTGATTTACTTCTGTATTACGTTTTGCCCATCTTTTAGCAACTGCATCTTTTGCTTTTTCACTTTTATTTAAAGCATTTTCAAACTGTTCATCTAAAAAATATATTTTTATAAAACCATCTACTTCTTTAATTACCTTTTTAGATAACAGGTTTTTATAATTTTCTTCATCACATTCAATAATTGCATCTTCAATAGATAATTTTGTTTCATTTATCCAATATAAACAGCATAATTCCATAAAAGAAGATTTAGCTTCTTGAGTACATCTTTGTATTTTTCCCATTTTCCACTCTGAAATAGAAAATTTAAACCATTGTAACTTTTCCATAACTAATCTAATAAAGAGTTTTCAACATCTTCAATTAAAGACTCCATTTGTTTACATACAATCCTGTAATTACTAACAGCAAAAACACAAGATTTATAATTTAAAAAATCATAGTTGTTTAATTTGTCAAACGAAACATTACTCCAATGTTTGGCACATTTTTTCATTTGCACAAAATCACACCTATCGTGTTGCTTAAAATGATTATGAACAAAGAAAAGGATTTGTTTTTCTTTAATGTTTGCTTTCAATAAGCCTTCAAAAGCACATTCTATGAAAAAAAATGAATCTTCATAATTTTCATACTGTTTTTGTAATTTTTCTCTCATAATATATGATAATAAAAAAACCGTATTAAGTTTCGGGCATCCACTCCCTTAACCTAATACGGTATATTTTGTTTTAAAATAAACTTTTTTAGTGTAATAGCTTATTGTGGATGACGGCTTTTACAAGTACAAATATAATAATTATTGTTTAATTATAACTGTTTTTTAATTTAATTAATGCTTCATTTAGTTCATTTAAACGTTTATCACGTTCTTTTTTAGCTTCTTTATACTCATTACACTCCCATTCGTTTAAACAGCGTTGTAATAATTTAATTTCATATTCTATTAATTTTATTGCGTAATTCATTAAAATATTTTTTTAGATAAGCTAATTGGATAAATATCCTTTTTAACCGAATTATTTTCTAAAGTTAAAGTAACTTTACAAACGTTTCTTTTATGCTTTTTTATATGCTTTAAAATACGTCCTGTGTTGTCATTTCGTACATTTCCTAAGTTAGATATAGAATAATGTTCTATTAATGGTTTAAATTGCTCCATTTTGACTAATTAAAATGTATTTAACATATTTATTATCTTCTACCGGTAACGAGTTTATAACCATTCCACGTTTACGAAATCTATGTATAATAGAACTTAATCTTGTTATTTGATATTTCTCAAATGCTATCCATGAAGTAATAGATCCATATCTATTTAAATGTTCTTCTATGTGTTTTGTTTTGGTTTCCATTGTTTTCATTTTTATTTATTTAAATTCCTTGGTTATAATCCATATCATTATCATATTCATTATCCATCATCATATCAAATTGGTCTTGTGCAATATCACCCTTTAACTCAAATTTAGGTTGCGACTTCTTTTTTTGTTCTTCTTTTTGCAATATTTCAAACCCTCTAACTACCATTTTTAAAGAGTTTTTAAGATGATTAATATCCATATCATCAATTGATATTTTTTTACCATCTTTCATTGTCCAATATACTTTTTCCATCTTTCTTAATTATTATTTTCAAACTCTTTTTCTAACCAGTAATTATCATCTTGCATTACTATTTCCATATACAACTAATCGTACTTTCTTGCTTTCTCTTCAGTTGTCATCTTCTTTTAGTTTTTGTATTTGTAATTTAATCCTATCAATCGCATCCATTTGACCTCTAAGAAATTCACTAGCTATTCTTTCAGTAGCTATTCTTTCATTTGCCCTTTGCCACCCTTTCAAGA